AAGAGAAATATCTGACCAAATACAACAGCAGCTTGGAATCAATGTGTATAGCAACGACCCAGATAAGTTACCAGAAAATGAAGAGGAGCTATCATTGCATATGCAGCTTGAATACAAACAGTCAATTGAAATAGCTGAAGAGCAGGCAATTAACACCGTATTTAATTCTAATAACTACGAATTAACACAACGTAGAGTAAATTATGATTTAGCTGTTATTGGTATTGGTGCTGTAAAAAATGAATTTAATACTTCACAAGGCATTAGAATTAAATATGTTGACCCAGCTGATTTAGTGTATTCTTATACATATTCACCATATTTTGATGATATATATTATGTAGGAGAAGTTAAGTCGGTGACTATCAATGAGTTAAAACAGCAGTTCCCCAATTTAACTAATGAGGAATTAGAAGAATTAACAAAGCAGGGAGTACAGACAGCTGCATCGCATAACAGGTACATTAACGAGGACTCTGTTTTAGATGCAAACACAATACAAGTTTTATACTTTAACTATAAAACTTATAATAATCAGGTATTTAAAATAAAGAAAACTGCATCCGGCGCTGATAAAGCAATTGTAAAAGATGATCAGTTTAATCCGCCTAAAGATGACAGATCAAGATTTACAAAAGAATCAAGATCTATTGAAGTGGTATATGATGGAGCGTTTGTATTAGGAACCCAAAAGTTATTAAAGTGGGAGATTGCTAAAAATATGACACGCCCAAAAAGTGATACATCAAAAGTAATGATGAATTACAATGTTGTAGCGCCGCGTATATATAAAGGACGCATTGAATCTCTAGTTAGTAGAATTACCACTTTTGCCGATATGATTCAACTAACGCATTTAAAGCTGCAGCAGGTAATGGCAAGAATGATTCCTGATGGAGTTTATTTAGATGCTGACGGCTTAGCTGAAATTGATTTAGGTAATGGCACAAATTATAATCCGCAGGAAGCATTGAATATGTTTTTCCAAACAGGTTCTGTTATTGGTAGATCAATGACTGCTGATGGTGATCTAAATGCAGGGCGGGTGCCTATTCAAGAGCTAACATCTAATGGTGGTAATAATAAAATTGCTTCATTAATTAATACATACAACTATTATCTTCAAATGATTCGTGATGTGACCGGATTAAACGAAGCGCGTGATGGCTCTATGCCAGATAAAAACGCATTAGTTGGTGTACAAAAGCTTGCTGCTGCAAATTCAAATACAGCTACACGACATATATTACAGTCAAGTTTATATCTTACAGCAAAAACTGCAGAAGCAATTAGTTTAAGAGTTTCTGATATATTGGAGTTTTCACCAACACGTGATGCATTTATTTCTAGCATTGGTAGATTTAATGTTGCTACGCTTGAAGATATTAAAAACATGCACCTGCATGACTTTGGCATATTTATTGAATTAGCGCCCGATGAAGAAGAGAAAGGAATGCTTGAAAATAATATTCAACAGGCTTTAGCTAAAGATCAAATATATTTAGAAGATGCTATTGATATTAGAGAAATTAAAAATATCAAATTAGCAAATCAACTATTAAAAGTGCGCAGGCGTAAAAAGCTTGAGCAAGATCAAGCAACACAGCAACGAAATATTCAAGCACAAGCAAACGCTAATTCTCAAACCACACAGGTTGCAGCGCAAATGGAAATGCAAAAAAATCAAGCTATTTCACAACAAAAAGCTGAGCTTGCGCAGGTTGAAGCAAATCTTGAAATGCAAAAAATGCAGCAAGAAAAAGAACTTAAGAAAGAACTTATGAAATATGAGTTTGATCTTAACATGGCTTTAAAAGATAAAGAAGGCGAAGTATATACAAATCGCGAAAAATATAAAGAAGACAGAAAAGACGAAAGAACTCGTATACAAGCTTCCCAGCAATCTAAACTTATAGAACAACGTAAGGATAAAAAAGGGGAGCAAGAGTTTGAATCAGCTGGTAATGATACCATGGGTAGCGGATTCAATCTTGAAGTATTCGAACCAAGATAACCCAACTTTATTAATTTTATAATATTATATTATGGCAGAAGAAACAACACCAGTTGAAGAAACTGTACAAGAAACAGTTGAACAACAAGCTGAGGAGCAAACACAAGAAGCTCCAAGCAATGTTACCGTTGATGAAGACGGTACTATTAAATTAGATTTACGTAATTTAAACCAAGAAGCCGATGCCGTTCCAGAGCAAAGCACAGATGAGGTACCTGTACGCGACGAACCCGAAACTAGCGGAGAAGTACAGCAAGAAAACATCGAAACAACAGATGAAGAATCTTCCGGAGAAAGCGAGCCCAGTAACAATGAAGATACGGTCCTCGAACGCTTACCGGATGAAGAGGAAGTAGAAGAAGAAAAAAGCTTAGCGGATAAAATAAAAGATATACCTAATAAGCTTAAAGAAGAGGAAGAAAGTGTAAATAATAATCAAGAAGCCAGGGAGTTACCGGAAAATGTTGAAAAATTAGTTCAATTCATGGAAGAGACTGGTGGAACTGTTGAAGATTATGTAAATCTTAATAGAAATTATGACGATATGGAGGATATGGCATTGCTCCGTGAATATTATCGTCAAACAAAACCTCATTTATCGCCAGACGAGGTAGATTTCCTAATTGAAGATACTTTTTCATTTGATGAAGAAGTTGATGAGGAAAGAGATATCAAGCGTAAAAAGCTTGCATTTAAAGAATCAATTGCGGAAGCTAAATCAAATCTAACAAACCTTAAGAGTAAGTACTACGACGAGCTTAAGTTAAGTTCCCGTTTAACTCCTGAGCAAAAAGAGGCGGTTAAGTTTTACGATGATTATAAAACGAATCAAGAATCAACTCAGCAGCAGCGTAATGTATTTGAGCAAAAAACAAATGAATTGTTTTCCGATGAATTCAAAGGTTTTGAATATAAAGTTGGTAATTCAAGATACAGATACAATGTTAAAGATGTAAACACAGTAAAAGATAATCAGTCTGACATTAATACTCTAGTTAGCAAATTTGTTAATGATAATAATGAAATGACAGATGCACAAGGTTATCATAAAGCTTTGTTTACAGCTATGAACGCAGACGCTATTGCAAATCATTTTTATGAGCAGGGTAAATCCGATGCAATTAAGGAGCAAATGAAAACTTCTAAAAACATTGATATGGACCCACGGGGCTCTCACGAAAAGGTTACAACAAGTAGTGGCATGCAAGTAAAAGCAATTAGCGGAGATGATATTGATCGTTTAAGAATTAAAATGAGACAATAACGATCTTAAAAATTAACAAAAATGGGATTATTTAAATCGGGTGGTTCGTTTCCAGCAGGATTAACGCCCACCCCTACAAAAACTTTGTTTGGTACAAACTACCTGACATTTGATGACTCTTCAGGAGGAGGTTCATTTACAAAACAATTTTTACCTGACGTATACGAAAAAGAAGTTGAGCGCTATGGAAATCGCTCTGTTTCTTCTTTCTTACGTATGGTTGGTGCTGAAATTCCTTCAGCTTCAGATCAAGTAATTTGGTCAGAGCAAGGACGTTTACATATTGCTTATGATAGCGTAAAAGTTGGTACAGCAAATGATAGAACTGACAACACTTTAAATATTACTGGCCACGCTATTCGCGCTGGGCAAACTATTGTTGTTGCTAAAGGTTTAGATACTGTAAAAGCTTATGTGGGATCTGTTGCTACAAACTCTATTGAAGCTTATAGCTATACTGACACACAGTGGCCCGCTTCTTTTGTTGCTTCTGGCACTAACCCTGATTTAAAAGTATTTGTATACGGTTCAGAATTTAAGAAAGGTACTGATGGAATGGTAGGATCTGTTGATGCTGGTTTCCAACAATTCAGCAATTCACCAATCATTATCAAAGATAAATATTCTATCTCTGGTTCTGATACTGCGCAAATTGGATGGGTTGAAGTAACTACTGAAAACGGTGCATCTGGATACTTATGGTATTTAAAATCTGAGCATGAAACACGCTTGCGTTTTGAAGACTATTTAGAAATGGCTATGGTAGAAGGTGAATTAGTTGCTTCTGGTTCTGATGCTGAAGGACATGACTCTGCCCTTAAAGGTACAGAAGGTTTATTCGCTGCTATTGAGTCAAGAGGTAACATTTATCAAAACTTTAACTCTGGTGAAGCTACTCTAGCTGATGCAGGTGATGATCGCACCGGTCTTCAAGACTTTGACGAAATTCTTAAGAACTTAGACAAGCAAGGGGCTATTGAAGAAAACATGATGTTTTTAAATCGTAAAACCGCTCTTGCTTTTGATGATATTCTTGCTGGTCTAAATCCTCATTCTACAGGAGGCTTATCTTTCGGTGTATTTAATAACAGCGAGGATATGGCCCTTAATTTAGGATTTAGCGGTTTCCGCAGAGGTTCTTATGACTTCTACAAAACTGACTGGAAATACTTAAACGATGCTACCACACGTGGTCTTACTGAAGATATTGATGGTCTTCTTGTGCCCGCTGGTACTTCTACGGTATATGATCAACAATTAGGGAAGAACATTAAGCGTCCTTTCCTACACGTACGTTACCGCGCTTCTGAAGCTGATGATCGTAAAATGAAATCTTGGATCACTGGATCTGTAGGTGGAGTTTATACTTCTGCAGTTGATGAAATGAATGTACACTTCTTATCTGAAAGATGTTTGTGTGTTCAAGGTGCAAATAACTTCGTATTATTTAAGTCTGTAACACAGTCTTAATAACATATAGTTTAAGATATGGGGCACCTTTGGGTGCTCCTATTCTTAATTTTTATTAATCTTATTATATTATATTATGGCAACTAAAAAAACTCCTCAAACCACCCCTAAATGGGAAATTAAAGATCGTACTTACTATTTAACAGGAAATAAAGCTCCTATAACTTTTACTTTGGCTTCGCGCCATAATGGTAAAAATCCTTTATTGTGGTTTGATAAAGAAAAAGGATATGCAAGAGAATTAAGATATGCCTCAA